AATGCAAGTGCTCGGCAACCGTGAGGAGCAGTACGAGTTCGAGCTTGCGCAGGACGCCACCGCCGCAGCGAACCGGCTTGCCGAGCTTCGCGAAGCTGCTGCGGAGGGGGACACGGAAATCCCCCGGGCCACACGCATAGTCGTGCGGATGGGGCAGGCGGTATCCGAAATCCTGCGACGACACCAAGAGACAGTCACACGCGGGGCCGGTGGCAAATTCAAGCGGTGGCTGCGGGCACTCCCGGCAGAGGTTGCCGGGGTTCTCGCAGTGCGCTGCTGCATCAAAGAGATCGGGCAGTCCCACGGAGTAGGGGCGACGGTGCAGCACCTCAGCACAACGCTAGGTTCCCTCTGGGAGCTTGAGGTGCGTATCCGGGAAGCCGAGAAGGTGAACCCTGTGTACATGCAGCGGGTGCACGAGCGGGTGAAAGAGAACGCAACCACGAACATGCGACACCTGCGGAATATGTACAACGATGCGTACTCCAAAGTGATGAAGGACAGCATCGACAGCACACCGTCGAACTCGGAACGGCTGCACATCGGGAAGTACGGGATCGACGCCTGCATCGAGGCTGGCCTGATCGTCGTAGAGCGCGGTGTGGCGAAGAACGGGGCCGGGGTGTGGTTGCACATAGCGCCGGAGGTTGAGGAGTTCTTGCACGGGTACACTGAGCGGGATGTCTCTCTCGTATACGACCGAGCCGTCGGGGCCATGTTGTGCTCGCCGGATGACTGGAGCAACGCATACGACGGTGGGTACCTCACCCCGCGCCGCCGCCTTGCGTGCCAGCTTGTGTCGCTCGGCAAGAGCAGCCGCAAGGAGTGGCGGGCCAAGGTGCGCGATGAGTTCACCGCGGAGAACCACCCAGAGCTATTTGAGGCTGCGAACTACTTGCAGTCCGTCCCACAGAGAATCCACGGGCCGACGCTGGCAGTGATCGAACGCATCTGGGAGCACGGAGGCGGGGTCATGGGAGTCCCGCTACAACGCGGCCCAGTGAAGCCTGAGTGCCCTATGCCGGATGGATGGGAAAAGGCCGGGGCCACCGAAGCGGAGATGCTGACCTTCATGACGTGGAAGCGCGAGGCGGTGAAGTACTACCTAAAGCACAGGGAGTGGAAGGCAGAGGTCCGGGAGCTTCACGGGTTCTTGAAGTCCGCGAACCTGTACGACAGGCCGATCTGGTTCCCGCTGCACGCGGATCGGCGTGGCCGGTGGTACTACCGAGGCTCCCCGAACCCGCAGGGGTCAGACATGAGCAAGAGCGTCCTGCGCTTCGAGGAGAAGAAACCCTTGGGGCGTAGGGGTCTGTTCTGGCTGAAGGTGCATATCGCGAACTCGCTGGGCTTCGACAAGGAGAGATTCGTGGACCGCGCCCGGTGGGTGGAGCAGCGCTGGGAGGCCCTAGAACGCGCTCTGGACGCTCCGTGGGACTCCCATGAGGTGTGGGGTACCGACGCCCCGTTGAGCGCGTGGAGCGCCGCGTGGGAGCTTCGTGAGGCCCTTCGCAGCGGTCGCCCCGAGTACTACGAGACCGGGCTGATCGTGCACATGGACGCCACGTGCTCCGGTCTGCAACACTTCTCGGCGATGCTGCGCGACCCCATCGGCGGCCGCTACGTGAATCTGTACGACGAGGCGAAGTGTGGCCCGAAGCAAGACATCTACGCTCAGGTGGCCCAGAACGCCCTGCACGCCATCGCACGGGACTTGGATAGCCCGGACCCAGATGTAGCGGCAATGGCTCGGTTCTGGTCAGATGCCGGAATTCCTCGGGGGTTGGCCAAGGGTCCAGTGATGACCTACGTGTACGGCGCAACACTTCGGGGCACTGCGAGGCACATCGAGGAGAAGGTAGCCGAGGACATGCCAGAGGTAGTGTTCCCGGACGAGGCGAGGTCGTACCTGTACTGTCAGTACGCGGCGAGAAAGCTGTTCCACGGCATCGAGACTACGGTGCCGGCCGCAGCGCACGCAATGCGCTGGCTCAAGAGCGTGGCAGGACAACTGGCAGGTAAATCAATGACTTGGAACTCCCCTACAAGCTTCCCCGTAATCCACGACTACCCGGCAGTAGAGGCCCTGCGTGTACCGCTCCGCTCATGCGGTGTGCGTCTGAGTTTGGTGTACGAGATGCTCCCGGGTACGAACGAGGCGAAGATGCGGAACGCCATTTCCCCGAACTTCGTGCATGCTCTGGACGCAGCGCACTTGACCAAGACAGCGCTACTCATGAAGGGGCAAGGTCTCGCTATGGTGGGTATCCACGATTCCTTCGGTACTCACGCTTGTGATGTTGATGCTATGCACGAGAACATCCGTGAAGCCTTCATCGGGATGTACGAAGGGAAGAACTTGCTAGGCGAGTTCCTGTGGGAAGTAGGCGCTATGGGTGAGCCACCGCAACGCGGTTCCCTTGATCTTCAACAGGTAAGAGACTCAGAATTCTTCTTCTGTTGATAGAGTAACAGGTTATGGGATAGAGTGGAGTAGAGGAGTACTAGGTTAGATATACTTAGTACTTCTCTTACTCTATAAGGAGAGTTATATGGTAAAGAGAGTATCTACTGTAGATACACAGAGTACTCCACCTAAGAACCCCAGTGGAACTATCAGGTTCTTCCCTGAGCAACTGGAGTATCTGCGTAGTCTGTTCCCGCAACGTGTGCTACCTCCCTCTGCCACGGTTGATGAACTCCGGGATTACTTCGGAGAGCAGAAGGTAATGAGGGCAATCGAGATCAGGACACGGCGATGAAGAAGGTGAAGAAGTTCAGCGGGATTGACAAGTTCGGACGTGTTGCGCATGTCCGTGAACTTGAGAAGGACGTGTGGGGCAAGGTCACGGGCAAGGACGCTGCCGAGGCAGCAGATGAGTCGAACCGTCAGGCCATCCTGCAACAGCAACAAGCGGATGCCTCCCGGGCTGCTGCACTGCAAGCGCAGGAGAACATGGCGATCAATGCCAGACAGAACCTCTCGCAGGAGAACGTCGCACAGGTCGTGGCAGGTGGTACCGCCGACGAGGTTGTGTCGAACAAGCGGAAGCGACGGGCATCCGGCCTCGCCAGTACTCTGGGCCTCTCGGAATGAACTACTGCACTGTGAACTACCGCCGAGCGGGGGAGGGGTTGATGGCCTCCGTAGACTTCTTCGACCGGGCGTGGGATGAGTTCATAGAGTTACAGGTGATGGATAAGGAAGCGTGGGTGCGAATGAGCATCGAGTCGATCACCGAACGTCCGCGCTACGAATTGCTGATGGTCCACGGTGACACCCAGACAGGTGGGTGCATCATCACGTGGGACACTGACGGCCATGTGGGAGACTGCATGGCCGTGATGTTTAACTACGTACTCCCGGAGTACCGCCGTGGCCGCATCGGCTACGAGCTTTACCGAGCAGCGGTTGCACTCACAAGGTCCAACCACATCGGGATTCTCGCGTACACTCACCGTGTACGTGACTGGGAGTACGTCACCAAATACAGGAAGGTCGGATGAAGAAACCGAGCAATAAACTGTCGAAGGCTGCGCTCGAAGCGCAGCGCCAAGCAGACGAAACCCAGCGCAAGGCTTTGCAGGCCCAAGAGAACATGCGCGTGAACTTCGCGCAGAACCTCTCACAGGATAACACTGCGCAAGTCGTGGCTGGTGGCACTGCGGATGCGCTGGGCCTCGACGAAACCGAAACCCAAAAGAAGCGCCGCACATCTGGCGCGGGCCTCGCAAGCACCCTCGGCCTGACGGAGTAAGCCATGAGCGCAATCACGCACAAGGCCCTGTTCGAGAAGATGCGTGATACAAACGTCGTTGCTCGCTGCACCGACTACGCGCATTGGACACTGCCGCAACTCATGGCGGATTTCGATAGCACCCGAGGACAGTCCCGCCACGTCATCGAACGCGACTACCAAGAAGTCGGGGCGATGCTGGTGAACCACCTATCCTCGAAGCTGGCGAAACTGCTGTTCCCCGTCAGTACCCCGTTCTTCCGCGTCAAGCCGTCTGCCGAGCTTCTGGCGAAAGCCTCCGAGCAGGGCAAGCTGGCTGCACTCGCAAGTCAACTCGCCAAGCTTGAGCTTGACGCCTCCCAGCGGCTGTTTCTGAACGCATCGTACGCCCAACTCATCATCGCATTGAAGCACCTCATCATCACAGGGAATGTGCTGATGTACCGCGACAGCAAGACCTCTAGCTCCCGCACGTACGGGTTGCAGAGCTTTGCCATCCGTCGAGACGGTGCCGGTAAGATGATGGACTGCGTGCTCCGTGAGTTCACCACCGTGGAGGGCCTGCCCTACGAGGTGCAGGAAGCACTGCGGCAGACAGATCGCAACAAGTACAGCCGCCCGGAACGCAACGTGGAACTGTACACCCGCATCCACCGGGAAGCAATGCCCGGAGGCAACGCCCGCTACACTGTGAGCGAGCAGGTTGACACGGTGCCCATCGGCGTGGAGTCCAGCTACCCGGAGCACCTGTGCCCGTGGCACGCACCCACTTGGTCCCTGATTCTCGGCGAGCATTACGGCCGGGGGTTGGTG